AGATATCGTTGGGTATCTTTGCATCCGGCAATGCCTTTGGCACCCGGCGGTAATGAACCCGCGCCATAGCGGTTGCGAATTCCAGATCATAGATCAGCCGTTCTTCGGGCGGCATACGATAGGCACCAAAATGGATTCCGAATTGAAGGAGCAGGTTATTATCGAGACGGATGAAATTCTGCCATATATCGTTATAGGTCGCAGGTTCCATTTGATAGATGCCGAGAGCCGGGCCTTTAATCTGCTTCAAATAACTCCCTCCATCCGACTCCACGGCGCAAGTGAAAAGAAGAAGCTCAACTGCCGCATCGGAATTCATTACGAGCTTATCAAGCGTTGGTTTGATTATGAGTTCTCGAAGCTGAGAGTGATTGATCATCTACTTTTTAATCCTTCAGAGATGGGTTAATATTAAGACAATTCTATAGGGAACGAGAACGCTATGCCATTCGATGTTGATGCAGTCTATCAGCAATTAAAGGTCGGCCCGGTCAAGTACAAAGAAGAACTCCACTGCAAGATGCTCATGCGCGTTATGGCGAACCCGGAGAAGGGAACCATGGCGGCTTTCTGCGTTGAGGCAGGGATTGGTGATGCGACCTTCTATAGCTGGCTCGCAGATCACGAATTGTTCCAGCAATGCTATGCCATGGCCAAGATGATTGCCCGCGACAACTGGGAAGATGAAGGCAGGGCGCTCCGCTACCATTCCACCGCACCGGGTGAATCCGACCACGCCTTTGAATACTGGCGCATGATCGGCTGGTCGCGCTTTGGCGTAGGCAAGAACTCCCGTATCCGCTTGGCCCTGAAAGCAACCGACACCCCCATTGAGCATTACAAGCAGCTTATCCGGCAGGCGACCGAGGGCGACTTCACGGCAGGCGAGATCAAGCAGCTCATGGAAGCGATCAACGTCGGCCTCAATGCCCACAATTCTTTCGAGTTACAAAGGCAGATAGATGAGTTAAAATCTGACCAAGAGAAGATGAGTCGTAACCTCAATGTCAAAAATACTTTCGCAAATAAAGGAGCTGCGGAAAAAGATTCAGATACCGTGGCGGATAGTGTACGTCAATCGGGTAATTGCACCTGAGGAATTTGAAGAAAAGACCATCTATGTACATATTTGGATATAAGGAGAGGGAGCCATGGCGAAAAGAAGTTTCTTTGTAAGGCTGCGTAACGCTTATGAGCGGTTTCAGACTGCGGGCCTTTATAACCCGGAAGAAAGCCACAGGAATGAAGTCGATCAGCGCGACATGATGCGCGACCAGATGCAGGCCTATAAAGACCAGACTGAGCTGGCAAGACAGGAAATCGAGCGTGTGCGCGGCGAGAAGAACGCCGAGAAGCGCCGGATTGAGGAAAAGCAGATTCGCACCCTGCGCCGCAATTATCGTCCGGCAGGATTCCTGAATAACGACCAAGGCCCGGCGACCGGGGTGACCGACAAACTGGGTGGGTAATTAATGGACAATCAGCCAGAACCTTTCCAAGTAGCGCCGACGGCCCTGCTTGAGAAGCTGAGAAAACGCTACAACGCCGCGAAGTACGTCGCCGATCTATGGATACCGATCATGCAGGCCTCGTTCTTCTATGCCATTCCTTTCCGGAATCGCTATTACCTGCCGGGCAAGGAATTTCAGGGAACCATCCAGAACAACCGTGTCTATGACACAACCGCGATTGAATCCGTCAAAACCTTCGTTTCCAAGCTGCACGACACCATGACGCCCCCGCAGGTGCAATGGGCCTTCCTTGAAGTCGACAAGTCTATGGTGGATGACCCGGAAGACCCGGTTAATAAGCAAATCCTCGATCAGGCTCAGGCTATCCTGAATAAGTATACCCGCAACCTATTTTCCTTTGTCCATGCCTCGAACTTCGACGTGGTCATTAACGAGTGCTATTACGACCTTTCAGTCGGCACCTCGGCGCTGGTCATCAACGAGATCGACGACCTTGAACCGTTCCGCTGCACCTCCATCCCGATGGACAAGCTGGCTATTGAAGAAGCCGCGAATGGCCGGATTGAGTCGTGGTTCAGGACGTGGCAGAACATGAAGATCATCGAGCTTAAGACTCGGTGGCCGAACCTCACGCTAACCCCAGAATTAATTGCGACATTGGCAGGTGACGCCGATGCCGTCGTCCGTAACATTTACGAAGGTGTGGCTTATTTCTGCAACGAGCCGAAAGAATACCTTTATGCCGTATGGACAGACACGGGTGTCATCTATGCCGAGTGGCTGGATAACAACCCCGGCATCGTGTGGCGCTTCGACAAGGTGAACAATGAGACTTGGGGCCGTGGCCCGGTCATGCTGGCGCTGCCTTCGATTATCAGCTTGAACGAGATTGCGCGTATCGAAATCGCCTCCGCGAACCTCAATACCTTCCGGCCTTATATGGCCTTCTCGGATGCCGTGTTCAACCCCCATACCTTCAAGCTTGAGCCTTTCACTATCATCCCGATTGCCCCTATTGGCACGGGCGGGCAGGTTCCGCTGATTCCCTTGGCAGACGCCAGTAACCCGCAATTCGGTGAAATGAAGATTGCCGACCTCAGGATGCAGGTCAAGGCCCTACTGTATGCTGAGAACCCGCAGGACGCTATGGGTGTCCAGCCCCAGACGGCCTTTGAACTCTCGCTCAAACAGCAAACGCTGGCGCAGAAGATCGGCCCAAATTTCTCCCGGTTGCAGCAAGAGTTCCTCTGGCCAGTGTTCAAGCGGTTTGCCTACATCCTGAACAAGCGCGGCCTTCTCCCCTACCCGGATATCGGCGGCATCCCGCTCAAATTCAAATACAAGTCTCCGCTCGCGCTCGCCCAAGGCCAGCAAGACATAGCCCGGCTAACCCAGTGGGTGCAGCTCATGCAGGGCATGATGGGGCCGCAGGTGACGCAGCTCTACCTGAATCCCAAGGAAGCGCCCTATCTTCTGGCGAATTCCTTGCAGGTGGACATGCGCTATCTGAATGACGCAGACGAGGTGGCCAAGGCCGGACAGAGTATGCAGAATGACTACAATCTACAGAAGATGGTCAACCCAGAAGCCATGACGCCGGAGGCACCCCAGAACCCCAGCGCGCAGGCAATCTCCCAATAAGGAAAGTGAATGACCGATCAACAACAGCCTAAAAACCCCTATATAGAGCCATACAACCATTTTGAAGGTTACAACGAGCAGATAGCTAAACTCCGCAACAGACCTGAAATACTGAGCTTCCAGAAGCTTTGTTACGACCTCTTTGAAGCGACAGAGGCGGGCAAGCGATTCATGGAATACGTTACTGAGAATTTCATCATCCCCGATAAGGCCAAGCTCGGCTCCCCTACTTTTCAGGTGGACATTATCTGGTGGGATGGATTCAAGGAAGCCTATCGCTTGCTGCGCAAGAGCGTGATAAACCACAAGCAGTACATCAACGCCAGTTCCCAGATGGAGACTAAGTAATGACGGAAACCGTCCAGCCAGTAACAACCGAAACCGCGCCAGTAACGGAAACACCCCCAGCCACGCCGTCATGGTTTATTGATGAAGGAGTGCCCGGCGTCGGGGCCAGACCGCCTTGGCTCAGCGACAAATTCAAGACCGCGGCTGATCTGGCTAAAAGCTATACAGAGCTTGAGAAGAAGATAGGCTCCGCGCCGGACGAATACGACTTTTCCAAGTCAAAGTTTATCGACCCGGACTATGCGCCTTTTGACGAGCTGAAACAGCTTGCAAAGGACAAACGTGTACCGCAGGAAGTCATGGACAAGATGCTTCAATCCTTCGATAAGTACATGGATGAATTCGCGGTCGATTACACGGAAGAAACCAAGGCCCTTGGCGAGAACGCGAAAGAGCGATTGACCGTCCTCGACAACTGGGCCAAGGCCAACCTAAAGAAAGAAAGTTATGAGGCGCTGACGTCGAGCCTGACCACGGCGGCAGCCATTAAAGCATTGGAAGAACTGAGAGGTAAAATGATGACAACCACGACTATCCCTAACGGCAACGACGGCGCGGCAGATAATATCCAGACTATCGAATCAATCCGTAGCGAGCTGATGAATCCTGAGAACCTGAAAAAGTATCAGGAGGACCCCAAGTACCGCGCAGATTGGCAGGCAAGGCTCACGATTGCGTCAAAGAATTCCGGCTTCATTGACAAGATGGGCGGTTAAGCTGCTATAATTATGTTCAACCTCCCGCCAGCCGTGACACGCTGCCCGGGAGAAGGACAACTTACCGCCCAGACCCCGCAAGGGAGAATCTACATAGTGGCAAGCCCTGAGTAAACTTTAGTCAAAGAATGATTCATTGATTAATAACTAGGGGTAACACCATGTCTACATCCTTAACAGCAGTACAACAAATTGAATTTGACGCGCTTGTGAAAGCGCAGTACCAATCCCTTGGCTTCCTGCTCCGTGACTCCGTCCGTATGCGACGCGACGTTATCGGTGCGACCGTTTCTTTCCGTAAGGTTAACCAGATTCAGGCCGTCGCTACTGGCTACCTGCAATCCGTTGTCATTCAAGACCCGAATTACAGCCAAGTCCAAGCCATTATGCAGAAGTACACGGCTCCCACCGCTGTTGATAGTGTTCAGGAATTGACCGTCAACTTCGATGCCAAGATGGAAAACGCCATGCTGGTTGCGAACGCCCTCGGTCGTCGCTCTGACCAGATCATCATTGACGCCCTG